GTTCAACCGCTTTAAAAATGCCAAAGGTTATTTTCTTCAAGCCGTCAAATAAAGGTTGTATCTTTTTCATCGCAACTTCATTCTCGGAAAATGATGCGGCCAATCCGCCTAACAACGCAACAATCAATCCAATCCCGGTTGCCTTTAATGCACCACCAAATGTTTGAGTAGCAACTTTTAATTTGTTAATTCCGGCACCGACCATCCCTATTGGCCCACCGGCATTCTCTAAACTATCAACCCAATCTGATGATGTATTTTTTGCAGATTTTAATTTGTCCTCTAAATCATCAATGTCATTGTACAACTTCTTGAATTCATCCGAACCAACCGCAACATTTTTTAACTCACGTTTTAATCGTTTTAACCCGGCCATTGATTCCTCAACTTGCACACCATTACCGGCCTTTGCAAATACTTGTTGAGCATCTTGGGCATCCTTTGCCGTACTATCAAATGCAGTTCCTAATTTGTTTACATCCGATACGGCTTGACCGGTATCAACTTTTACTTTTACTTCAATATCTTGTGCCATATCTTATTTGCGTCTAAATAGGTTTTTAAATGGTTTTAACGCATCTTTTATCGTTAATGGTAGTTTGTTCTTGCCTTTGGCAATTGCGATGTATTCGCTATCTGATTTTAGGTCTAATTTTAATGCCTCAAGTATTTGTTGTATCATAGTTATAATGTTTGTGTAATTGGTAATTGTACAATGGTTCCAACACCGTCTTTGAAGTATTCCAGATCTATTGTGTCAGCTCTATCAACACCGCTGGTGTTTGCTGCTATCGTCACATTCAATAAAATGTCATTTGTATTTCCAACACTTGCGGCATTTGTAATCATTCCCGCTTTCACTTTTACATCAAAACTATCGTAGTCGGATAGGTAAATAATGTATTCAACTTCTTGTGCTGTATTGTCAACATACAATGCCGGCAAATTAGAATATCTACCAGAAAAATTTTGAATCAAATCTCTAAAATCCGTCACTAACTCAAAATCAACCAACCCACTTGTTAGATTTATTTGCAATAGGTTTATCACATACCTTTTATTCGACAAAACAATTCTGTCATTTATTTTAAGATTTGCAATAAAAGCCGGTTCAAATATGCCTTGTACTTTTAAAACTCTTGTACGTTGATTGTAAAGGTTGCTTATGTATCCAGAATAAAATAGCGAATACAAACTATTGGTTACGGATTGCTGGTAAAATGGTGATGTTTCCGCGCCCCAGTTTAAGGAATGCAAATACGCAAAGTCAGTACCACCAATTAACAATTCATTTGAAAATCTACGGTATGCGCTACCATTTGTGTACACCCCTAGATTGTTCCACTTAAACGGTGTTCCCAATGTTTCACTTCCATTGTTATAGATTATCATTGGCTTTGGTGTATAGGCCGCAAAACTTTTATCAACCAAAGTTGTAGTCAACCAATTTGTACCGGCTTCTAATCGCCAAATAACATTTTCAAACGGAACTTTCAATTCATAATTTTCTGAAAAACTTGATTGCGCATTTTCGTAAAACAAGTCGCCATAATATTGGTTGAGTGTTGTGTAATAAAGGTCATTCAAATAACTTTGACTTGTTTCGTATTTGAAATCAATTTTCTTGAATAGGTTTGGTTTATTTATTTCAATACTTTCATCAATGATGTTTTCCGTGATGTCATTTATTTTACCTCTATTATACCAGTTTTCTAACTCAATAAACTCAAATACAGTTTCGCTAATTGGTATAATCATCAAATTGTGCATCTTTACCAAGCCATTGATAAAATCATTTATGGTAATATCTGGAATGTAATTTTTAATTTGTAATTGCGCTATTGATGTTTGGAATGTAGTTGCACCCAAAGAATAAGTTTTTACAATTGGTGTTGGGTTAATACTTCCGCTGAAATTATAATAAAGGAATTTTTTTTGCACGGATGCACGGAATGTCAATGTTACCGGATTGTCTGAATTAATATAGTATTCAAAATTAAATACCTCGTTAAATTGAAGAACTTTAAAAACGTGAGAATATGGTAAGCCACCCGGACTTCCGATTTGGTTTAATCTACTTGCAAATAAAATTCCATTGTTGTATATGTACAAGTTATACGGATTTGTCCCGGCACTATTGACTATAATTGTAATTTCAAGTTGCTGCCTATATACGTTGTAAGTATTAAACGGAAAAACTGTTTCTGTAATTGTTGGTTCGTATTGCGCACGAATAACATTGATAATTGCAGCCGTATCTGGATCTCTAAATTCAATTTTTTTCAATTGCGTTTTGCAAGTCATTTGTTGCGCATTCTTGCAATACAAAGACGCCTCTGTAATTCTTTTTGAACTAAAAAAAGCACCAGTAAATTGAACACCAAAATCGGCTTGTATGATGCTCAATAAATTTGGCAATTTAAAACTTGGAAACAAATCAGTCCATACAATTGAACCGGCATTTGTAGTTACATCCAAACTGTTTGCAGTTAAATACTGATATTCTCTATTGCTTCCTATTATTGGGAATTGAATAGCCGTTGCGTTGTAGTTTGGATTTGTTACGATTGATAAAACAGAACCAGCAGTGTAATTTATAAATGTTCCCGGCGTTGTATTGTTTAAACCAACTAACGTATTTAGTTTTCTGTCTTTGAATTTGTCGCTTAGTTGAGAAACCGAACCTACGAAATTAATTGAATAACTATCAATCACATTGTTTTTGATGTTGGCTTTTTGCATAGTGAATTTCCCAGATTTAAATGGAATAGTGTCAATTTCAATATAGCCGTCATAGGTTATTCTATGGTCAAAACCGGTATCAGCAACCAAATCAATTGGGTTGTTTAGGTCCGTTTCTCCAATTGCTGATTCATACCAATGCTTAAAAATAGTATTGTTATATGTCGTTGCTGGAACCGTAAACACCTTTGTAAAGTCTGCAAACAATTTCGACATATCGTTGAAATTTTTTACCGTACTACTGATTGTAATTTCCTCATCGTTAAACAATTCAATTCTCTTGTATCCATTAATTGTTGCTGCGCTCGTTAAAATCGTTCTATCTGCTTTGTATGCTGTGCTATCAGCAGTAACATTTGCGTTGTCAGCAGTGAAAAAAACTTCCGGCTCAAAAAAAGATACCTTTATGTAAATTGCCGTTACTATCATACCACGTTGTTTACTAAATTAAATGCGTATTCAAACTCAATTTGGTAGTTGATATTTCGCTCATTTAAATGTGTTTTCAAATCCATATCTTGGGTCACAACTGTTACCGGTTGGCCATCTAATAAAATGGTTTCGCTCAACAAAAGTTGCTTGATGATTTCTTTGTAATTCTCATCAACCCACCCGGTATTGCATTTTATCTTTTCTTTTCCGTTAACATTGAAATTTCTGTTTTGACCTCTATACACACTATAATCCAGTTTGTCCGGCAAAACATTATAACTCGTTCCTTTCGCAGTCATACTCCCAGAGTTATTTTTGAAAAAAGTAAGGAACTGCCACCCACCTAATTGATTGACAAATGCCACATTTATTGGGTCGTATTTTGGTTCACAAACATTTACTGAATTATAGATATATAGTTGCTCGGCTGTTGTCGCATTGTAAATAGTCAACTGGCAATTTTGCCATTGGTAGGCTGAACTTGTATCAACAATTGGTACTTTATAATTGTAAATTCGGCTTGGAGTGGATGATGAAACTATTGTCCGTGTACTTGTGTATACACCATCTGTATAAATGGCATTGATATTTGCGCCAGTATGGTCAATCAAAAAATTCACATACGGAATATCCTTGTCTAATGTGTAATAAATTGTTTGGTCGCTATCTGTTAATGCTTTGTAGAAATTAGTACTGATAAAATTGTACCCAACATCGTATGTATTATATCCATATACTGAAACGGCAGTAAAATTTGGACTCAATAAAATATACGAACCGGTTGTTTTATAGTATTTTTTCACTACAACATTACACCACATTTGGTTTTGCTCTGTTGCCGGATAAACCCCAATAACTGGACTTGTTTGTTTTATGTATCCGGCAATTACATTACTTATGTTAAAATTTAAGGACCTATTATTTGTACTCAATATCTTTTTCTCCATTGTGTAACTTGCAATTGCTGGTATTGAACTCGGATTATTCCATACGAATATCTCTAATTTAACAGCCGTTTGATTTGCTTCATTGACTACAATTGAATATGGTGTTCTGCAATTTATTACGTTCATTATTTTATGTTATTAAAGTTTGTTTTAATCAGCAAATCAACTGTTTTCTTTACATCCAATTCCAGCGCATTTACTATAACATTCGGCAATGTGTTGAAATTCTTTTTCACGGCATCGGTCAAGAAATAACTTGGTTCAATACCGTTTTTGAATATGCTTCTGGACATCGCAAATTGAATACTTTTCCTACTTAAAAATTGACCACCGGCAGTTCTTGGAGCAATACCTCGTCTGACCATCCAATTATCAAATGCGCTTGGTGGTGGTGGTTTGGTAGTATACGAATAATCCGTGTTATATTTCTTTTCAGTTCCAGATACACCTTGGTCAACGAATGCCCCATATGGTGCCATATTCAAGTTCAACTCAATAGATCGTTTCGATACTTTTAAGCGATTGATTTTGATGCTATCAAGCAACTTACCACTTACAACTTTATTTTTGCTTATAAGGTTTTGTTTTGCGTCAGCAACGATTTGCTCGCCAAATACCTCTAATGATTTTTGTAAGTTTTCGGTGCTTAACATTTGTCAATATCATTTGGCAACGTGATGTTGATTGTGGTTTGATACCCGGCTAACATATTTTCAAGTTCCTTGTTTATAACTTGGCTTTGTGGTGTATTGTCAAGTTCGTATTCGGTATTGCTAGACAAAATGTTTGTTTGTCTTAATTTAGAAATTAGACGGTTCACTACATACAACTGATTTGTAAGTATGTAAATCAAATTATCATTGCCATATGTTCCGGTGGGTTGTGTGATTGACTCCGGTAAATCCTTTGAGATATTTACTATATCCAAATTGTACAAATTCAACTCGAATGTCAAACTATTTATGTTGTGAGTTACGGATTGAATTGTGATATGTGACAAAGGAAATATTGTCATTTTAGCCAAATCAATTTCAGTGAGTTCACCTATGGTGACATTGTTACAAAACGGATTTGACAACAATTCATTTTTCATTATTTCGAGTACATTGTAAAGTGATTGTACACCTCTCAATTGATTGTTACTGATTCCCGGCATATTTTCTCTGTATTTTTTTTAGTTGTCTATCTTCCATTTTTCGTTTGTCAATATCGTAGCACAATTTCTTCAAGCAAACGTGCATCGGTAGTTCGGTCACTTCTTCAAACTTTGTAACATCCCCGTGAGCAAGTTCGTCGATTGTTGCATACCAACTCCATTCTCTAGCAAATTCACTTGCTTCTGGAACTTCATCGCCTTGTCTTCCAAAGATTTGGTAATAGCCGTCAGCAAGTCCATTCCTAAATTCCAAAAAAAAACCATCGAACCAACTACGGCTTCCATTGTGATGTCTTTGATTTGCTCGTGGTATTTATCGCCTTGATAATCCTCAACCGCATATTTTCCTTTGCTATCTTCTTTTATGATTGGCCGGTATAATACCCCCATCGCAACGTGCATTGTTTCCCAATTTGATATGTTGTTATTCAAATCTAGGAATTCACCCCACTTCATTGAATCTAGATCTGGCAACCATCCGAATTTAGTACCGTTCAAATTTACCTTTTCAATCAATCCCGGTTCTTGTCTTAGAATATCATCAAGCATATTCGATATTTTCCATACATCAACCATTTCAATGTTCATAACATCCGACATACTGATGCCGCATAAGGTTGAGATTTTGGATTGAATTTTTAAACTTTCATCTGCTTCTAATTTTTCGAGTTCATCCAGTTTGTACGAATACTTTTGGTATTGCCTTAGTGTGATATCTTTTAAACTTGTTGGAATAGTGATTTTCATAGTTTTATTTTGTATATAACGTGATTAAATTGTTTTTTGATGAGTATGTATGATAAATAAAAAATGATGCCTTAAACACCATTATTTTACCTAATTGCGTATTTTCCATAATTCGGCCTAGATAACTTGTTGTACAACACGTACCTTGTCGCATCGATACTATGATTGAACATATCAACCGGCTTATTCAGTATGTTTCCGTTCTTGTCCTCAACCCATTTATAGTTCTTGAATTCCTTTATCATATTGGTTGATTTCATAGTTACGTTCAACCGGTATCGTTTCATCATATCAATTCCTAGCAACACCTCTTTTTTGTTCGCCTTTTTGATGTTCCAACCCATTCGATAAATTTCTTCAATTGATTTCGGTTCACTATCATCCGCAAAGATTTCGGTGCGTCTATCAAATCCTAGTTGAGTGAATTCCTTTGCTATATCTTGATTGGTTAGGTTTGTTTTGTATAGTAGTTCATCTAGATACAATTCATCACCTAGTAGGTAAACTGCAACAATCGTTGTTGGGTCATTCGTGTACCCAAAATCGCATCCGTATGCTAACAACTTCGCCTCATCTGGAACTTGCTTGACTTCATTGATACGGAATATCAAAGATTGATTTGAACCTATTTCACCCAATCCGTATATCAACCAATAATTATGGTCAATTTCTTTTAGCCGTTCAATTTCATTTACTGTTTCTTGTTCCAGAAACGGATTGTCAAGGTAGGTTGTAATGTAAAAATCCGCATCATCCCTTGGTTTGATTTTGTCGTATATGAAATGAAACTCATCACTTGGGTTGTAATCCAAAATCACCTTGCCGGTTGTTCTGAAAATAAGTTGCTGCCAATCCTCAAAATAGATTTCATTCGCCTCGTTTATGTATAGCAAATCCCTTTTCCGGCCTCTCAACTTTTGCGGTTGGTCTAGCGAAATGAATTCGATTAAATTTCCATTCAGCAAGTACTCGGAATTGGATTTGTTGTGATGTTCTTCATTGTACAATCCGTACTTTTTAAGGATGTCGAAAAAGTCACGCATACAACTTGCTCTCAAGGCCGGATAGGTCTTGCGACAAATCGTAATAGTATGCCCTACGTTGTCCGATGTGTACTTGAAAATAATCCACATCAAAATGTTATAGGTTTTTCCAGATCTAGTGCCGCCTTGTTGAATTGTTATTCGCTTGTCGCTATTCGTTAGATGCTGAAATACTATGTTCGTTTGTATTTTTCTCTTTTCTTCCAATGATTTCGATTTCAAATTGTTTCAGTTCGTGCTTGTTGTCGCTTTCCATAAACTGCATTGACAACTTCTTTCTTTCTTCATCATCACATAATACCTTGAATGCAGATATTTGCAATGTAGGATTTTCACTACCAATCCACTTGTTGAGCATATAACTCACCGCTTTGGTTTTGTTTTTGCTGATTGCGTCTTTTATGCTTTCCGATTTTTCCAACTCCAAATTATAGAATTGCGCTGACCTCAAATCGGTGTAGTGAGAAAATATGTGTTGTATCTTCATTATCTTGTTCTTGACAATGATTTTCAATATTTCTTCTTCGTGTTGTTGTTTTGTTTTTCCCATATTAAATTCCTTTGAATGCTTTTAACGGATAGAATACTAATGAATTTCTGTACCCACCCTCGTGAGTAGGAATGATTGGTGTAACACCGTGCATATTTCTCCACGCTGGATAAACTAGAATTGAATTGTCTTTTTGTCCTATGGTTGCGTTGTAATCCGGGATATGCAAATCACCGCCTTTTGAGTTGTGCTTCTTGCAGATAATCACATTTGCTGCGCCTTTGATATTTCCATTGTCAATGTGAAACGGTGCTGATATATTGAAATTTGAAATTGAACTCGTGAATAGGTTTCCAAAACGCCATTTTTTGTCTACATCCTCAAATAGTTTTGATTGTTGTTCGTATTGTTCCGGGATGATTTCTTTCATTAACTTTTCGCTTTCAATCGCTAGTAGCAACATTGCTTTTATGAATGTTTTTGCCGTTGGGTAGTAGTGAACCGAACTGATGCTTGGATAAGGTCTACGCATATGCGGTTTTGGCGGTATAGATCCCAGAATTGTAGAATATTGTAAAACATCCTTTGAGTTGTCCATCAATCCGCTGCTACGTTTCATTGTGCTTTTCGGTACATTCTTAGACAATAATTCCTTGTCGGCCAAATCAGCAAGTTTGCACATTTTTTCTGGCATCTTAGACATATAAAAACCTACTGGAACCCCGTCAGCATAAAAGATACAATCTTCAGTAATGTTTGGTTCAATGTACTCGCATTCTTGTCCTATCTTCACGTTGTGTTGGATAGGGATTAAATCAATTCTTTTCATTTGTTTCTTTGTTTAGTATTTGGTAAAATTCTTGCTTAACTTCTTCAATAGATCTATTGTTGTCTATGATGTATAATTTTCTCAATCCATTTGTTTTCTTGATTAGTGAAACGTGTATTTTTAACTTCTGGTTAAATGTTGCTACATTGATTGATTTTCCCCTCTCACCTATTCTTTTCATATTGTTCTCAAAATTGGTTTTCAAGTAGCATAGCACCAAGTCAAAATACGGTTTGAGTTCTTGAAAATCTTTGATTTGTGAATAGTAGTTCCCGGCTATTAATATGTTCTTGTCTGTGTTCTTTTTTACCTCATCAATCACAAGTTCTTTTTTTGTCTCAGACAAACTATCTGCACCGTACCATTCGTTGCCTAGAACAAACACATTCGGCCTTATTTCAATGAAAATTGATTGCTTGGATATGATTGGTTCCTTTATCAAGGTTGATTTCCCTACACCGTAATTTCCGACAATGAAAAATATCTTCTTTTTATTTGAGTTCATTTAGGAATTGTTGTTTGTAGGTTTCTTTTCTGAACTGCCATAGCACACCCCAAAATACCCCGGTTGTTATTTTGCCTTGCATTTCAACTATTTCTTTGCGCATTCTCTCAATGTAATATCCAACATATCGTTTTCCATATCTATATTTTTTGTATGCGCATAAGGTTGTTTCAATTTGGAATATATCGCCTTGGTTTTCTCTGAGCACTTTTAAGAATTCATTGTGCAAAAATTGCGCTTGTTTTGACGTAATTGTTTTGCCTACTAAATCCGGTCTGTCAATCGCATATGCCAATCCGTTTCTGCAAGATACCGCTTCAATCATATTCAAGTATGTAGGCTTCAAATTGATGTCTGTTATTTGATTTAAGACATCCAAATAGTTAAACAATGAAAACCTACCAAAGTATTTTATTCGTTCAATCTTGGTGTAGATTTCTTGCCAATTATTTGAGCGAAAATATCTTTGTTGATTTCCTTTTACTAGCGATTTGTAACTCATAAAACACTCAACGAACTGGTCATTTGATTTTATCCTCAACCTATCTGTTTGAAATACTAGATTTTTTTTGTTTTGGTTCCACCACCTTGTCAATCGGTTTACATCAACACATTCAAAATCTGGGAACTCGTTGTATATGTAAAATGTAGTGACTGCACTATAACAAGTGCCATACAAAAACGCTATCCAATACCTTTGCTCTAGGTTCAATTCATATCGGTTTGCTATGTATTTTAAACAAGCAATTGATGGGTCAACATCCCCGGCTTCCATACTTTGGTTATGATATGTTTTGTAGTCAATTACCATACATACAATTTTAGGTTTTTCAGTTCCTTTTGGGTTTCAATTCCAGATCGTTTCATAATATCCTTAGTTGAACATACTATGATATCGGTTTCATCGTTCAAATACAATGGTCTTTTTTTGTTCTTTAAAGCAATCAAATTACCATTGTCAAGGCCTACCATTGAAAATGTAATATTGTCGCTCTTAACAAAGATTTCGTCACTATATTTCTGGATTAAAACATACCCATCATTTTCGATATTCATTTCAACTCCATATTCCTTTTCTATTTCGGCTTTGTCCTTTTGAGAAATTATACCGTTGAATGCTATGGATTTGTTTTCAAAGTTTATAGGCTGATTGTTCTCGATGATATTGTAATCACCGCTTGTGGAATATCTAAAATGCGCAATAAATAGATCCGGCTCAACTGAATGAATTGATTTTTTGAATTCGGAATAGTCAAGGAATTTATTTGTTTTCAAAACACCATTTTCATAATAGGAAAATCCGAATGCGTGTATGCCTCGGATTTGACTTTCATCTAGTATTTTTTCAATTAGTTCCTTTTTGTAGTTCCCTTTGAACCCTATTATTGAACACATTTATTTATCAAGTTTTGATTTCTCTAATTTCAGTTGTTCCACTAAGAAACCACCAATGTACAATTCCTTGTTTCGCCAAAATTTAACCAGTTCCATTGCTTCTTCATAATGTTCGGTTTCAAATTCAATCTGGATTGCTTTTTTTACGCCTTTGAGCATTCCGTCAAGTTCATCCGAAACATCATCATCATCCAGAATAGAATAGTCAACATCAACCGGTGATTGCCATACATCCAATCCCCATTCTTTCAGTTCCTCTGTATTCCATTCGTTTGCTAACATATCCCAATCCCATTCACCACCAGCAACATTGTCCTTGATTAAGAACTCTTTTTGCTTATCTTCTGGAATATCAACCACCAATACGGGAACCGTTTTCAACCCGGCTTCAATACACGCTTTGTATCGCATATTGCCGCCCAAAATAACCATATCAGTATTTACAACTATTGGTCGTATGTTTAGCATTTCCGGGAATTCTTGTATTGAGTTCACCAACTTTCTAAATTTATCATCCTTGATTAACCTTGGGTTGTTCGGATTGACTTTGATTTCTGTAATTTTTAATTGTGTTGTCATTAGTTCCATTCGTTTATGATGTATATTAATTGTTTGATTTGTTGTTCGTTTTCTAATCGGTTCACTTTTTGTAGCAGCACGTATTTTGGTGATATAATTCCCAATAATTCGTTTCTCAATATGTCAAGTTCTGGTCTGCGATATCTAACCTCATTTTCAAATAGAACTACATTGTGATGAACCGAACTATGATCAAATGATTTGCCTTGGCTTTTAAATAAATCTTTCACTTGATATAACGTGAAATTCAAATCTTTGCGCAAAACATAACTATACATACTCCGGACATCAACAACAGATTGCGTTCTATTCTTTTCAAATACATTTATTCCTATTGCGGCTTGTATTCTTTCTGCTAATTCAATTGCGTTTTCATTCATTTATTCTGTTTTTAATTTTAGTAACTGGTAACACTCCAAAAACTTTTCTCTTGCTTTAGATCGATAAATTTGTTTGTATAGACTAAATACCACCCTCAAATACGAATAGTTGCTTAAACACGTTCTAAATGCTTTTCTGCAATATGCCGGTCCGTATCCTTTGCAGTAATTTACGTTGTCCGCTGAATCACCGCAAATCATCTGTTCGTAAAAGAAATACCGGGCATCGTTTTCTGATATATTATAAAAGCATTGTTTTTTGTAATGATAATCGTATATCAAGCAAGGTAGTTGTTTGTAGTCCTTATCAATCGAAACAATCAACACTTCATCACGGCCAAACGTATTTGATAAGGTTGTCCAGTAGGTTGCAACCATATCATCTGTTTCAACTCCCCGGCCTACGATTGAATTGTATGCTTCTTTTACGTATTCTTGCATTTCATTCAAAATTGGCGGCCTTTGTGAGTCAATTCTGTTTGCTTTGTATTTCTTTGATATTTGCTTTCGGAAATTTCCTATTGCGCCATTGAATGTAATCACTTTATCAATTACATAGGTTTCTTCAATCCGGTTTATGATACTGGCAAATACTTCATCGAATTTTGCCTTGGCATCTTCCAGATTATGGTATCCATCATCTTCTGGATCTAATTTTGCCCGGTAGCAACTTGACCATACTAGGCTATCTGCGTCTACTAATACTATCATATTGTATAAATAGATTTTGGTCTTTCATTTGCAACTTCCATTTGCTCTTTTATGGTTGACAAAATTTCGACTTTAATTTGCTGATCAGTTGTTGCTCTGGCTTTCAAAACATAATCAATGATATGCGACAAATCCAAAAACAAGGTTTCACAATTCCATACAATTGTACCAAAATCGCCCTCTAAATATAACTCACCGTTTGACATTGACATAGAATGTGTTTCGTGAACATATATATGCTTTTCCGGGTTGATTTCAAAATACTTGTCAATTGCAGTATTCACGGCTTTGGCCTTGAAGCCAATCTGATTTTCAATAAATTTTTTTAGTTCTTTTTTCATTGTTTTGTTTTTAGTGTTACAAATCTAATACATTTTAATTATATCAACAAATTTTTAATACCTATTGACAATAATTGCTTGGCTTTCAGACAAAAAATAAAACGATTTGCACATCATATTTTGATTGTCAAATTTCTCTGTTGTCTTACATTCTACCAAATTCAGTTCCGGTAGTTCTAACTTGTCAAGCCAATACATATACCAACCTTTTTGGTCTGCAACGAAATAGAATTTTAGACAATCTGGATAGGCCATCAATTTGTCATACTTGTATTTCTCCAGAACCTTTGTGTTATAGTATTTGTGTCGCAACTTGAATTCAATTATGCAGTCCATTCCTTTTGGCGTTTTGCCTATGGCGTCAAAATGCTCAAAGTTTTCCCCGGTCCAAGTTAAATCCCAACCGTCAAGGTTTAGCAAGTTGATGATACCTTTTTCCCAATTGTGGTGGGATGTTCTTTTGTCTATTGTTTCGCTCATAATTTTATAAATTCAGCATTAATTTCATCTATGTATAATTGTATTACTGACGGATTACATTTACACGGATAGTTCACCGGATGTTCAAATAATCTTGCGTGTATTTCACAAACCGTTCTGTATTCACTATTGTACAAATAGTGTTTGGTTTCTTCACGGAATTTTGCCCACCAGAGAAAATCATCTGTGAGCATTTTTACTGCTTTTCTATTTTCTTGCATTGCTTTCTTTTTTAAAGATTTCTAATAATTGTTGTATTGAATTTCTGTCAATAACCTCTAATTTTAAATTGTACAACCAGATCGCAAAATCCATAGCAAATTGTTCTTCTTCTTTTTGCTTAATTGCGTATTGTACGACTTCGTTTACATTCAATAAATTCATTTTCGTTTAAAGGTTATGTTGTTCAACATTTCTTGCCTATCATCACACTTGCAGTTCGGATGAATCCATTTAACAATTGCTTTGATTCCAGTTTTTCTGAATAACCATTCTAATCTGTCACCAAGTTTTAATTCTGCCAGATATTCGTCAAATTCTTGTCTTTTTGTTTTCATAGTTTCTCAATTTCTTGTTTAACTTCTTTCCAATAATTATATTGAACCTCTGTTTGCATTAACTGGTTTTCATAAGCTATTATTTGTTGAACAAAAATTAAAGCACATTCTATATCCATAAAATTAAATACAATATTTGTTCCCCACTTTTTAAAATCTTCACCAAGGTGTAAACAAGAATATCTACAAACAAGTTCGATTGCTTTGTCTTTTGGTATCATTTTTTTAATCTTTATTTATTTTAATAAATTCTTTAATCCATTGTCGTAGTATAACTAATCCAGCAAAAACACAAGCAATAATTCCAATAGTTAGCGCTGTCATTAATGTGTACATTAAAATTTGTTCATATTGTTTCATTTTTTTTTATTTTGGTTTAAAATTTCATTCAATAGATATACTATATAACATAAAACAAATAATATTAACCAGACGTTAAATTCAATTGGTGTCATAGTCCTTTTTCTTTTTTAATATAATTCAGTATTTCTTTTGCCTCTCCATCTTTTAATGGAATAAAAAATAAACCATTATGATAAAATTCCAAAACTTGAATAGCAAATTCATCTTGTTGTTCCTTTTCTATTTTTTCGGCAATATAAATTTGAGATTCACTTACAAAGCGATTTTGTTTTAATAGTCCAACCAACCACTCTACTGCTGTTTGTCTCATCTTATTTGTTTTTAAGTTCTCTTACAATCTCCTCTAGTTTAAAAGCTATAACCCACAGTGGAGTAATTATCATTATTAATTGGTAAAATTCCATATCTTATTTATTTTTAAATGTTTCGTTATACCAATATTCAAACTCATCATCTTCCCATCCACCAATATAAGGGCAACTTGCATTTCTCATTTGCTCCTTTTCCATTTCTTTGGCTTCATCAATCAACCAGTGTGCATTATCACTTATGTAGTTGTTTATTTGTAATTGTTCAACTAACCATTCTATTGCTGTTTTTTTCATTGTTTTAGTTTTTTAATTTGTATTGCGACCTCATTCCAGTAGTTGCACGCAATCGCCTCGTTATTTTTCCGGGTTTGTTTTATCATTCCGTTGATAGTAAATTTTATGTAATCAAAGGAATATTTACCAAGCAATAGTTCTGCCCTATCCTTTGGCGTAAATTGCTCGTACAAGTCAAATTTTTTCATCATTTATTTGTCTTTTGATATTGTTCAATGTATTTCTCAAACTCCAGTAAGTTATACCTATTTCCCGGCTCAAAACACTAAGATTGACTTGCTGAACAATTACTTTTTCATAAATGTATTTGTAATAATTCAAAGTGACTAGCCGTTTTGAGTATTCAAATTTTTCCAATTCTTCAATATCTGAATTTATTTTACCAATCCAGATCTCAACCGCTTTGATTTGAGTGTTAAATATGTCCTCAGTGTAATCTTCTTCTTCAAGACATACATTTTCATCAATTGAGATAAAAGATTGTTTATTTGCCTTTCTAATTGCGTCATAGTACAAGTTCTTTAATGTTACATAAATGAAATAGTAATTCACCTCATCTTCATTGAACATTAAATCGTTATTGTTTTTTTGGGAATAGTCGTATATTTTGATGTACATTTCTTGAACAAAATCTTCTGCAATATCGTCTGGACAACCGAATGATTTTACATACTTAATCCAAGTATGGTGTTTCAAGAAAAGTACATCAAGAATATTTTTCATTTAAAGGAAATTTAGTTGACTTTCTTTGATAGTTCTTAGTATAGATTTTCCGTTTAAACCGAACCCAACATTGTTCTGCAAAGCAACTATTTCAATTGGGTTGTCAATGCTAGTAGGTCGGCCACCAGTTTCAATCTCTTTTACCTTTCTGATATGTATCATTGTTGTTGTGTATAGTTGCGGATGTAAGGTGAACCGGTGTATCACAATAAAATCATCGGCCCGGTTTACGAACTTGCCGCCACCCTCAACATCACTTGCCATTGGTGGTAAAGGATGCCCGGCATACTGATGGTCATTCTTGTAAACCATACGCAATGCGTTAGTATTTGCGTGAGTGTTAAGCCAGAGTGACACCTTGAATTCCTTGCAGAACATTCGCATTTCAGTACACGCTTGATAATCATATTCGTGACCGCCCAGATTTTTCATTTGATCATTGTCTTTAATCAAGGCATTATACGGATCTAGCAAAATACCGTTGTAGTTGAAATCAGCCTTTACTTTTTTGAACATTTGAATTGCGGTATGATAATCATACATCACGTTATTGTCCACAAACCGGAAGTGCTTATTTATAAAATCAGTATGGGTTTTGAAATTTGCCTCTGAAATCAAATTAATTGGTGTTTCATCTAAAAATTCAACCAATTTTCTAATCAAGGAATAACTATCATTTTCAGTACTGCATATCAACCATTTCAATTCGTGCTTCAAGGAATAGCAAAGCATCAAATATAGGATTGATGTTGTCTTACCGACATTTGCGTGTCCAAGGATGATATTGAAATTACTTGGTTTAAACCGGATATATTCGTCAAGTTCTGGAATATCTAATTTCAAACCCTCTTTCAATTTACCTTTACGGATGTTTTGCAGCACGTCTAACTGTTTTTTGTAGTCAATTAGCATATTAGTTATTTTGGTATTTAATCAACCCCCAAAACAAACTAATTATAACTCCAGTTTTTTTAACCAGCATTTCATTTTTTATAGCCGGTTTTCTAATTCTTTTTTTAACTAGAGTTTGTTCAATTTTTGGTTGCTCAACTTTAAAATTCTGATTGCATCTTTCTGATTTTATTCTCAAAAATTCAATCACTTCCAAAGTCATTTCCATTGTAGGTCTACCGCCAATCCACATCCATTTGTTATGACCAACTTTTTGCAACAATTTGAATTCGCACAACGCATAAGGTAAACCTCTATTTATCTTTTTTTCTTTCATTAAATTTTGAATTTCAAATGTCTTGTTTAACAATTTGTTGCTAAACATTTCGTTCAATGTTTTGAAATACTTTTCCGGTACATTTCTTCTAACTTGTTTTTTCATTTTTATTTGTTTTAGTGATTAAAATGCCCGGCTATTACACCGGGCGGTTAAATTTAGAATGGTAGATCATCAACTGCTTCTTGGCTTTCATTAAATTGGTTTGCCATATCACCATTTAACTCGGATCTACCGGGCATAAATGAACTTGCTGATTTTTCTTTTTCGCCTTTACTAATTTTCCAACCTTGGATATTAGCAAAATATCTTCCATTCCATTCATTGCCTTGAATATTGATTCCGATTGTAACGAATTCATCAAGTTTGAACATATCTAATAAACCGGTTTTATCTTGCGTAAAATCAACCGGGATTGTCTGTGGGTATTGAGCATCGGTTTTAATTACTACTTGTCGCTTTTTGAAACCTTTTTGTCCAACAACTTCGGTTTCTCCAATCTTGATTATTTGTCCTTGTAATTCCATATGTTACTTGTTTAAAAGTGAGTTTTTAATTTGTTCTGTTAATGTGTATTTTTTTTCAATTAGCGATATATCGCCACCACCGGCTATGTAGTCAACTGCTTTGTCATACGCATCTGAACCACTTACCAATACCGGCTTTTCCTTTGCCTCTGTTTTCGCTTCTTTTCCGTGAGTATTTGTAGCATCAGCATCACTTGTATCATCTATCAACAATAAATTGCCTAGTGCGTACTTTTTCCCATAAGAACTTGCAGAACCGTATCTTTGTGACATTGCCATTCCTTTTTGGTCTAAATCTACACCTACAACTGCGGTGCAATCTATACTTTGAGAACTCTCACAATCCCATATTGTAGCCACTGAATTGAGAATAGGTGGGTTTGCATTGATTAATTGTTCGTTAATGGTAAAATACACATTGTACTTGGAATTAATTGGTTTAAGGGCCTCTAAAATGCTTTCTGCGCTTCTGTAATAGTAATTTCCAAATTTGTTGAATGAATTTTTTTTGGCCTTGAATTCGATCTGGATAGCAGATAACTTTTGTTGTAGTGTAAATTCCGGTGCGTCATTGACGCTCATAATTGTTTTAGTCATTTTGTTTTGATTTTAATTGATAATTGAATTGATTTATAAAATTGTAATAACCACCCATACCGTTTTGGTGTGTTATTAGTTCTGCATCAACAACCTCGATGTTGTTAATTAGCCTTTCATTCTCATTTAGTAATCTAGCATTTTCTACTCTTAGTGCTTCAATTGATGATGTCAAGTAATTGATTAAATCATCGTTGCTTGTTTTTCCCATTTTAATTTGTTTTAGTGATTAATTAATTTTCTTTTTTGTATTCGTGATATTCGTAGTATTCATCAAACTTAATTGAGTATTGTTTTGCGCCTTGGTAGATTGAATCTATAAAATTTAAAAACCCCAACGCATATTCTTCACTCATTCCAATCTGTATTGGTGTGCCATCATCATCAAGCAAAACCCATCTGTCTTGACTAGATATCATTTTGTGATGAAAATAGTTCATACAACAATTGTGAATCTTTGTTCACTTCTTCTAACTGGTCTGCATCCATTGGAACACCATCATAATCTGCTGATTCAATATACACATCGCACATATCTGGGTAATCTGTCCAGTCAATACCACCGAACTCAATATTTTTTATTAATTCTATTTTCATTTTTGTAAGTTTTTACGTTAATTCTTGCTACTTTTTTTTCTGTTATAACCGGACTGATATTGAATGTAATTTCAATGTGAGTCAGTTCTTTGTCTTTTGCGAATAAGGAAATCATTTCCTCATATATTCGCTGAAAATCATCGAATGTCATTAGTTATCGCTTTCGTATGCTTTTCGACAATCCGAATTGCAGTATCTTTTTTCACACGGCTCACCGCAATATGCACATTCGTTTTCAAGTTCTTCTGGCGGGTTATTGTAGGTATCTATCATAATTAATTAGTTCTAAATACATACCAGTTTTCGCCATCATAATTGAATTCTTGTTCATTCCCATCATAGGATGCAAAGTTATTTCCGTAACCGTCAGAATTTAATACATTCTCACACGTTTTTTCCCAATCAATTTCAACCCACCAAGGGAAATCTTTTCCAGCAAAATAAACATCCTTAATTAATTCTTCTTGCTCATCTCTGTATATGCTCCAGATTGCATCAGCATTTATAATACGATATTCGCCCATACGAAATTCTATTGTAAAATCGTTTTTGGTATATAGTTTGTCTGCTAGTTCTTGCAGTTCGTTGTCATCGAGGTCAATTGTTAAAATATGCTCAATTTCGTTTTTTAGAGTTGATAAATCTTCCATTTTTTTTGTTTTAGTGATTAGTGATTAATAAAAAAATCTTGTGATAAAATAAAATGCTATTACGATACCGGCTATTATTTGCGGCTTCTGGAAACTGAAAAAGTATTTGATTGCTTTCATAATTTTATACGTATTGAATTTGAGTTGAGATTATTGTATTGCCTAATAAAACTTGAGTTATTATTAAATTACCATAACGCTGGATTTTAATTTTTTCTTTCATATTCTTAATTTTAGTGATTATTTAATATTTTGTTCGAGTAATATTTTTTGCGCGTCGATTATTGCTGCGCATTGCAGTAATAATTTAGTTGCGTATTCTATCTCATCATCTTCTTCTTCCAACATATTTATTTCGTCGACTATGCTCAATAATAGATCGTGATAAGTATTGAAAAACGGACCGAATTTTAGGTCAAAATAAAATTGACTTGCTGCTTTCTGGATTTGCTTTAGTGATCTCATAGTTTTTTTAGTTTGAAGTTACTCTAAAATTAGTGCTAACGTGATAAAATTCGGCCATATTAATTGTTTGCCCGGTTATTTTTCTGATAGTACACCCTATACCCCAAAACGCCTTATAAACTGACCCGGCGTAACTCGGATTATCACCTTCTTTTAATATCCACATATAATCACCACCGCTCATATGATGCCTATTTACGGTTGTTAATTTTGCCCCGGACAATAAGTATTTTATAATCCTTTGTTGTGGTACTGTGAATTTGTTTAATTTTTCAGTGAATAATTTTTCAATTTCAATCTGTGTCATAACATTTTTGTTTTAGTGATTATTAATTGTTTTTAACGAAGCGAAATTATAAACAAATTTTTAATAAAAAAAATAAATTTGTAATTATTTTAAAAAAAAAGCAAAAAAAAACGCCACAGTGTGTAACTATGGCGAATTTTCTTTGTTCACTAAAACAAAAATGTTTTTTTCTTGTACGCAAATCTACGGTATTTTTTTAATACTGCAAATTTTTGTTGATGTTTTTGTATTTTTCAATCATTTCTTCTAGTTCGTAATTTTTGAACTTGATTTCGGATCTAGATTTTTGTAGCAAACTTTCTGATGTTCCCAATCCGTGAACTTGGTCAAGGTGTATTCCGAATTTGTATTGCTCACCATACCGGTACACATTACATCCAACGCATTGAACTTGGCAATTAGTTTCATCCCACCGAGTTGCGTAATGTTTTCTGGATTGAAAATGTCCACATTGTAATTTATTCCAATCATCTATTTTATCACAAGTGAAACAACTTGCTTTTCCGTGAATGGCATATCTTTTTCTAATGAACACGCTGAATTCTGCATCTAGTTTTTTTACCAATCCGGATCTAGATACTTTTTTTGGACTTTTCAATTTCAAATCTGGCTTGAACATAATTAGTATATTTATATTAGTAATATTATTAATATATTATTATTATTATTATATTAATTATTTTAATTATGGGATTTTTATGCGCAATTACATTCAGCAATATTAGTTGTTTTTAAGCAATTATTTTTCATTTTACAACTCGTAACACTATTTTGCTATATAAATTGCTTAAATCAAAGAAAAATCATCTTAAAATCAACGTATCTGTTTATTTTGAAAGTTTGTGCGCAAACATTTTTATGATTGTAGTAGGTTTAATAAACTTGCAAATCAATCGCAATATAAATCCAGCGTTTGTAGTTGACGCACTTTCTGCATACTTCTGCGCTGATTCATCTAATGCAAATTTGATTGGTTCTGGTATTCTTTCTAAATCTTTCATACTAATTTTATTTATAAAGTTCATAAATTGTTTTACCATTTTGTTTTTTCGCTTTTAAAATTTGACCTCTGTTTTTTGTGTTGCTAAATGAAACGTGTAACCAATCCGGTTCAACATCATTTCCAAACTCCCAAATCAACTGGTCAAATTTCAAGTTGGTTTTGATGTAGTTAAATACCTCTGCGTTGCTTGGCTTATTTTTACCCATATCAATATCCATTGCTTGACCGGAACAATGTTGGCTTGTTATCGAGCCTCCTACGGCATTATTTAACGGAATACCACGAAACATACTAGAAACAAAAATTGGCTTCTTAAAATGCGCCCTAACTGGCTCAAATACGTTTTCCGCTAATGCTTTCATATTTTCAATCGCAGATAGATTTGGATTGTTGTTCACAATTCCAAGTTTGTCAGCCGTTGCTGATTGAGTCGCTTCTTTAAACGACAAGTGTTTACTTATTTGTGTCATCTTTTTTCTTTAAAAGTTTGATAATCATTATGATAGTGTATATAATTGAGAGTAAAAGTAGAAACAATCGCATAGTGTTTTCAATGTTGGTAAAAGACAACCCGAAAATTGCTCCATTTACTGCATATAATCTTATTTGTTCTGGGTGTATCATAGCTCAAAATTTTCAAATTCCTCTTGAACCATTATATAATCTCCATAGGCAATTGCCTCTGCCTCATCAAATGTTTCAGAATATCCGTTTTCGTATAACATTCTATATTTTGTTATTATCATCTTAAAGTTGTTAAGTTATTTTCATAAAATAAATAATCACAATGTACGTTTCGGTTTGTCGTTCCAACTGATTTGAAAATTCCTTGTTTTACTTTAAATCTACGACCAGCAGCAAAAGTAGGAATATTTACCGCAGTAGTATGTGTAGCTACCAAAGTTCCATTGATAAAATAAGTAATTGCAGTTGCACTTGAATTTACAACAATTCTAAGTTTTACCCAATTAGTAGTCACCGGAACTGATGTTGTAGTAAGTTGACGAGCCGTATTATTTACATTTACGCATTGCCAGTTTGCACTTGCAGCCGTACCATTTGTAGTTCCACCCTCATCATAAGTAAAAAATGCACCATTGTTTTCTGAACCTCCAGCGGCAACATCACCAAATCCAGTAATAAATCTAAACCTATTGGTTGCATCGGACAAAGTTTCTACTGAAACATATACTTCATAAACCCAAGTTCCGCCCCCAAAATGAAATTGTTGACCTTGTGCATTTTGTTCGCTTATATGCATTGCATATCCAACAATTGAAGTACCAGTTTGATACGAAGCAATACCAATCATATTGCTAGTTGAACCGGGAATTGCAGCTACGACTCTTAAACAAGAACCCCCACTATTAACTTGTTGAAAATTTGGTACGTTAAATGAACTATCAAAGTCAGTAAAATACTGAACTCCACCACGTATTCTTTCATAAAATGATTCATTTTCCCACAATTGTGTTGTAGAATTATACCCAAGTAAATCTCTATTGGCTGGAGTTTGTGCCGATACATCGTGCAATTCATCAAGTTCATATCCGTTTTGAATCTTAACTTCAATTGTTCCTAGTGTTGGGTGTGACCTCACACAAACACCAACATAAACCAAATGATTTGGTGCAAATTGTTTTGTGATTGTATATGCCCCAGCAGTTGATGGAGACAGATATAATTGCACACCAGCAGTCAATGCAGATGTATCTAAATTTCCAATCTTACCGGCAACAACGACAAAGCCGGTTGCATTGTTAGCAATATCATCTTGAACAAATCCAAGTGTTTGTGCCGAGTTTGTATCATTATTGGCTTGACTTGGGGTAATAGTTGGCAAATTTCCGTGTGAACCATTAATGTAAACAATAGTTCCTTTCAACAAAGTACCACCAGTTTGGTTGCTTACCTCTGTAATCAATTTGTCAGATGTGCCAAGAGTAGGCAAAGTAGCCAAAGTTCCATCACCACGAACATATTGAGTTATTGTCCCGGTAGGTATATCATATTTGGTAGTGTCTAGGTCTAAAAAATTATCATTACAAATATCGAATGAGTCACGAATAGTATCCCCGGTTCCGTCATTTGGTGCTGACCCTATATTAATTGCTGTTATTGGCATTTTTTACTTTTTTTTCTTGTTTCTTTAAATACTCTTGGAACTTTTCAATGTCTTTTTGCTTGACATTATAGATATTTTTTTCTTGCTTTTTTTCCATAATATGAAATTTACAACACCCATCCAGTTGGATTAGGTTTTTGGTCTGGATACATATCGCTATCTGTATTTGTCCAATATTCCGGGAACATAGCGGATGCGTTAATTGACATATAATCAACAAATCGCTTTGCGTAAAAGTCACCAAATGTACGATGCTTTTGTACTAAAATGTCAAGTTCTTCCTTGGTTGTGCTTTCGGAATTGTCTGTGCGATGTTTAAACACACCACCATTACGGATTTGATAATTGGCAAATGGCAAATAATCTACCATTGCATAGTGGATTAGCATAGGTTGTACATAATCAGTAACTAAATCAAGGTAGTTTCCAGATAAATTTGCGTCAATAATTAGTTGAGTTATTTTATTGTACAATTTTGTACCCAAATAATTCTGCACGTGCATCTGTTGGGCAATCTTAATGAACTGAATAAACAAATCAGTATCTACGTTGCCGTTCAATATTGTGTTTTGTTTTAGGTCAATTGGTGTTATGAATAGTGTTGTTGCCATAGTTACATATCGTGTGGTGCAATGTATGCTTTCGGATTATTTGTTGGTGCTATTTCCCCGGCTTTTCTTACATCTGCCGGTGTTGATGGTTGAGCAGCAGTATTTTTACCACTACCTATTTTTCTATACATTTCACGTACCCAAAAATGTTTGCAAGTTCCGAATGGAAAATTATCACTCAATTTGCCGCCACCTTTCCAAAGGAAAATATCATAAGGTGCATTTGGTTCTGGTGACATCCCAAAACCGGGATTGACATTTTCAGTACTCATTTCTTCAATATCTTCTTTTCGGTACAATTTATTTGCGCTCATCATCTTCTTGCAGAATTCACGCTCTGGTGATTTGTTTCCGGAATATCTATAACGAGTAATGTACAATTTTGTGTCTTGTATTGATGGACTTTTGGTCCTTGCAGTACCAGTTTTAGCAGTTTCTAAATGAACTGCATTAAGTTGTTCCATTTCATTGTCCAATGCTTCTTCTGTATCATAATCAACCGGTGTTGAACTTACCAATTCATATTCGCTTAAATCAATTTCTTCGCCGTACTTGGACAAATCAATTTCTTGTGTGCTTAATGATTCGGGTTGAACCGGTTGTATTCCAGTTGATTTCAAACCAACTAACGATCTAATTTCATCAGCAGTCATACTTTCGAGAACTTTATTTGCTACTAACGGTGACAACGAATTAATACCGTCAATAATTGTATTAGATTTTTCCGTGATTGTTAATTCGTTATTGGCGTCAAGTGGTTGTAGTGGTTTGAAAAATAAATTCAAACTGATTTTGTTGAATGACAATATCTTATCAAAGGCATTTATCAATAAATTCTGGAATGGTCTAATCACCGTGTTATCCATTAAAATAGATGATGTTTGTAGTTCGTCAGCATTGTTTCCAAATCCGGCATTATCCCGGATACCTAGCAACATTGGTGATACAACCCGGTGTGATACCATAATCTTTTTCATACTTTCATCTGAAAGGAATTGATATTGATTGTGAGCGTCACTTAATTGTACCGGTGTGATAGTTGCGGTATTATTTGTATTATCATTAAATGACAAGATAAACCGACCAGCGTTTGAACTTCCGCTGAATTTCTGTTGTATATTTCGTTCAATATCCCTTTGTTCATCTTCGGTCGGTGTACCATTGTTGAAGTTTATCAACATTGACGGTGCTAGGCCGTTCATAATGTTGTTCAAATGGTAGTTGCTTATTTCTTCTTCAAGTTCTGCGTATTGTAACCCTCCTTGATAGTCAACGGGCGAATAATAGTAAAACCCAGTTTTGTAGAATTTTACATACAATATTTCTTCTACATTTTTCGCTTCTTCACTAGCTGAACCAAAGCCAAATGCCGGTATTGGTGTTGGTTTTTTTGACCTTGATATTTCAGTCCAATTTTCTGCATAATAGTAGGTTTCAACCTCGCCATCATCATTACATTTTCCAGATCTAAGTGTTTCAACCGGAAAATGGTTACATTGTAGAATAGTTGATTTGTCGATTGAGTAAACAACTTGTATAGCGCATTGACCCATTGCTTTTAAATCTGAACACAAACGCTCAACCGTATCATCAGAAAATAATTGTTTCGCTTTTGCAAACTCTAGCGGCTTTTCATTCGCATCTTTTGCATCCAAACCTTTACCGAAAATCATTTGACTAATCCCATTCACAATTGCGTTGTTTGTAGGACTGCCGTTGATACGGTCTTGTAAGTATCCGAAATAATTATTGTCCTCACCATAAGACACCCATTCTTGGCTTCTAACCTCTACAATCTTTGGCGATGTGTAAGTTGATAGTTGAACAACAGATATGCCGCCAGATCGCTTTATTTCGCTTTTAGGTGCTATGTTTACTCTTTTTCTCATATTGTAATGTAATTGTTATTATTTGTTTGCGCTGAAATATACAAACCATCGTTGATTGTAAAATCTGTAACGGTCTGGTCAGTGCAAAATATTCTGTCTTTATATAGTATTTTTGACTGATTACCAATTAAAGTAAATTCGTAAAAAGTGTTTTGCAACAATTGAAAATCATTTATTGTTACATCAAAAATATCACTTGTTTCTTCAACATTTGCAACATCGCTAACAATTGTTTCTTTGGTAGTTTCATTGTATAACGAATATGTCAATTCCTCAGTTGTAGTAATAGGAAACAACGTCTTTCTTGGAATTAAAGATATTTTATGTTCTGGGTCTGTTGTTAAATATATCATACACATATAACGCAAGTTTTTGATTTTTTGCAAAAAAAAGAATGCCACCGTTTCCGATGACATTCCAAACAAATCAAAACTAAAACTATTTAACCAATTCTTAAGGTGTAATTTGTGTCGGTGTTGGAGTACCGGCAATTTTACTTGTAACTAAAGTCGATGTAACGAATGGAGCAATCATTGGTTCTTGTGCGGTGATTGTCAAGGTGTAACCATTAAGGTCACCCAATCCTACACCGGTTGAAATTGAACCATTTGTATCGCAACCTCTAGTTAATCCAACTGCAAGATAGTTTCCGTTGTTATCTTGAATGAACACGTGCGGTCTTGCAGCAATTACTTTTTGCAATTCAACTTGTGTTAATGGGTCTAATTTTGTTAAAACCAAAGTCAAGGTTTGCTCAAAAAAAGTTGTTCCATTATCGTTAGATGATGTTATTGTTTGTTCCAATCCAGATGCAGATTTTACATCATATTGGTATAGTGTGTAAGTAGTTCCGGCCAAAGCACTAACGGTTCCGTTTGTGATTGTTACTGCACCCAATGTGCCGTAATCAGCAAAAAAAACTTGTTTGATTCCACCAACGACTTCTTTACACGCTAATTTTCTACCGGTTGATAATACGCAAGGCATACTCTATATATTTTTAAGATTAAAAAAAAAGGGTGGTGTTACCCACCCCTATGAATTATACAATGTATGTTGCAGCGTCAGCACCAATTCCGATTTGAACACCTCTTGTGAAACGTGCGATAAATCTCACATTTTTTGAGCCATCAATATCGGCCATATCAATCACCTTGATAAGATTTTGGTCATCTAACAAACCAGTTCCGAAATACAAGTTGTCAATAGTAGTTGCAACCATATTTGAAGCCGGTAAACCATTTGCAACGAATAATTGAATACCATCAAAAGTCAATGCAGTTCCGTTAGTGTACCAAGCATTTCCTTGGTTAGCATAACCGTTTGAACCTAATCCAGAAGCGCCAAAACCGCCTAATGCACGTACATATGCTTTGGCCACGTTTTGAGCAACGTAAATTCTTAAATCCTCACGACCATACAATGATGCTGGGATTTTGTCTACGATTTCACCCAATTTAGCGATTACGTTTGCTGATGTGATTGCTACTGGTGTAGTAACTACTTGTGAACCGTCAGCAACCAATAACGCTTGTAATCCGGTTGAAGCATTCCAGATCGCTTGTTCTGTGTCCAATGCGATGTCTTTCAATACCTTGGCAATGAAAAAGTCAGAGAATGAAGACGGCATATTATCAAATGCTGAATAACCCATTTGAACTGCTTCCCAATCGGATTGAAATTGAGTTTTACAAAGTTGTAAATTAACTTGTCTTTCAGTAACGGTCAAAACTTTGTCAGACAAAGTAACAACACCGGCATCTGTAAAGTCGCAAGATGCGGCTGTTACTAAACCAGAGTTAACCATTTTCTTGATGCTAGTTTTAAACTTAACATTTGGCAATACGGTTACACCGTTGTTTGCTAATGTATTAGCACTCAATACTGCAGCGGCAATATATTTACCGGCAAATTCACCGGCATAAGTAGTTGTAATTGTTGGTTGTAAAGGCATTTCTTTTTCTTTTTAAGTTTAATTAATTATTTGGATAACATCGCATAAATGCGTGCTTGAGTTGCTGATGTATTAGGAGCAACATTTAGGTTTGATAAATTGGTTTTGTTTTCAACCGGTTTGTGAGTTGTAGGTTTAGAAACAATCTTTGACGACAATGTTTCTTTCACTTCTTTCATTTCGGTTTCAATTCCGCTCATCGCTTCGATTTTGGCTTGTAAATCATTAATGATTGGCATAACCGCATCCATTACTGATTTTACAATTTCTTCCAAAGTGGCCGGAACTTCTGCCATTTTTTCTTCGTCTTTTGAATCATACCCGGCTTCAACTTGTGCCATTTCTTCTTCAACAATTTCTGTTTCAGCAGAAGCAATTTCACCAATTTTTCCAGTTTCAGTAACATACAATTTGCTACCGTCTTCCAAAATGTATTCTCCAACTTCCAATGGTTCTTTATTTTCACCATCGACTTTGAATACATCAGAACCCACTTCGTAAGTTCCGCACTCAATCATTGAGCCGTCTTTCAAAGTCATCTGTTTCAATTCAACCTTGCTCGTTGAAAGCAATGTCATAATTCTGTTAAGAATGTCTGTGTTTTTCATATTAATTAATCATTTTAGGTATATAACGTATTGTAAAAATCATTTTGCATTTTCATACTGCTTTTCTGTAAATTACACCAATTCCTTGCGCTTGTAACGAACCATCGCAACACTTGGTTGAATATCTGTTATCCGGGCATAAACATCCTCTAGATGTGCTTTTTGGACTTGTACGGCTAGGTGTCTTAAATGTTTTATTTGCTTTCATATTTGTCCAGTAGGTTTTTGATTTCTAATAAATCTAATCCAGCCATAATTTCTTCAACAATATCATCTTCTTTTGACATTGGTAATTTTCCCTTGTCTGCAAAATAACCCTCAATTGAAAATCCTTTGACTTTTCCAGTTTTGATAAAATCATTCCAGATAACATCATTGTTTACCTTGATACTACCCATCCACGTTCCAACTGGTACATTTAGATTGTAAAGATTTGATTTGTCTTTTTCTAGGTCCTCTACAATCCAACTTTCGACCATAGTCAATCCGGAAATTGTTTCCATATGCTCAAATGTAGCATTGGACTGGTTTCCGTTTTGGAAAAACATTTCCATACATTTGCGAATAGTGTCTTGGCTAAAATAAATATAGTATTCGCCATTTTGTTCATCACGTCTATAAATTGGTTTATCTGGAACCAATAATGCGCCCATTATGATTTTCTTTTCTTTGCTCACTTCGGCAAATTTGTATTCCTTATTTTCGTTTTTTAAGGCAATCCAATCTTCTTCAATAGCCGGATTTTCGACAATGGAAACTGCGTCAATTCCGCTCATTTCCATATTTTCATCAATGATAAGTTCTATTAATTTCATATTGTTATAACGATTAAATTTATTTTTTTGTATTTGATTGAATTGTATTTAAGGTGTATTTTAATACTTATAAACTATTTTTTCATATTGTTATATCGTATATCATTTATTTTGAGATTATTGATTTAACGCAAAATCTCTATAACGGCACAACATACCGGCTCAAGATTTTATCAATCAAAAAAAATATTATGATTGATTTTTACTATCCAATAGTTGCGCTTTTTACAATCGACCTATCCATTCCTTGCTGACTTGTAACATCACCGGCAACCACGTATGTTTTGATTGGTTGTTGATTTTGACCGCCTAATGTATTTGCTAATTGGTTTACATTTGATCCGGATATAGCACTTGGATTTGGCATTGAAACCGGTGGTGCGCTCATTGAACCACCACCGCTAGAACCACCACTTTTACCCGGAACTTTAGTAGCCAAGATATTTTTAACCGCTTTGAACCCGGTTAATGCAGCCATTGCAACCGCCGGTATTGCTTGTGGGTATCCTAATTTAACACCGGCTGAAATTCCCAAATATGTATTGATTAATGCAGAAGCAACCGCCAATCCTTTTCCGGCTGCAGTATTTTCTCCAATTAATTCGGCTGCAATATCCATACTAGAACTGACTGCATTTAGCATATCAATTTGTGCTTTGGATTTTAGTTCATCAATCTTTGTTTGTGCGTCAGCAGTTTGTTTGTGAATTGCAATACGTTGTTGGTCTGTCAATGTTTTGTCTGCAAGTAAAATTTGCTCACGCTCATTAATTAACGTACGTTGTTCCTCAAATGAAAGATTTTCCATCTCCATTTGATTTTGATTTCTTAAAAGATTTTCAGATTGGTCTTTTTCAAATTTAGTACGTGCATCATCATCCGCTTTCTTTTGCGCCTCGTCTGCTTTTTCTTTTCGTTCCTTTGCAAGTTTTTCTTGTAATTCTGCATCAAGCAAAGTGTACTTTTCGTTGTGTTGCTTCATAAGCAATTCAACATTCGCACCTTTTTTTCTTAATGCTTCAATTTCTTCTAAATCACGTTGCGCTTGTAAGTCAAGTTTTTCTTGGTCTGTTTTTGCTTTAGCATCTTTAATTGATTCGGCTTGTTTCTTTTCAAGGTCTGCGATTGACTTTAAAAAATCCTCACGTTCTTTTCTTAACCTTTCTTGCTCTTTTTCTTGTTCTTCAAGTTTTTTCTTTCTAGCTTCTGCTTGTTTTTCAAGCAATTCCTTTTGTTTTTCGGCTGCCTCTTTTTCGGCTTCTGTCAATTGCTTTGTTCCCTCACCAAATGCTTTCATACTGGTTTTAAATGTTCCAGTTGCTTTGCCAAATGAACCGCTTACTTTATCAATTCCAGAACTAATCTTGTCGCCATCCAAAGTGAATACACCCTCAAGAACTTCCATTGCACCGGTTCCGGCTTCTTTCAAGAATGTAAAGTATGCCATCATCCCGGAATACACCATTCCAACCGCTTTGGTAACGTGCGGTAGTGCTTTCATCGCCAGATCTAAAAACACATCAACCAAAGGTTCAACCGCTTTAAAAATGCCAAAGGTTATTTTCTTCAAGCCGTCAAATAAAGGTTGTATCTTTTTCATCGCAACTTCATTCTCGGAAAATGATGCGGCCAATCCGCCTAACAACGCAAC